GGGTCTTCAACTGTCATTTCGAAGCCGAGCTTCAAGAAATAATCATCCAAGGTTTGCAAGACGCGTGAATAATCTTCGCGCTCAACAATAATACCACAATCATCACCATCATCAATAAACTGGAAATCCCGCTTACCAAATCCGATCGAACGCATGTACGAATACACAAGCGAACACATGATGACTATGTTACCCAAAGAGGTATTAATGTCGCCACTCATCCGACCGCCATTCCGGCGATACTTGATGAATCCGTCCCGACAACGGAATGATCCAACATTAACCTCTTGGGCCTTGAGAAGTGCACGAAGCCGAGGATCGTTGTTGTAAGCAGCCAGATAAACTGAGTGCTCCCATTGCAACATTTCCTTCGACACGTGCTGATCAAATCTTGAAGCATCAAGCCCAATGAAGACTGGGTTGTGGAATTGACTCCACTTCTCAGCCAACAATTCCCCACGCTTTGACGCGTTGAGGCCCTTGAATACTACCCGAGATCCAAACAACTTACCGATTCCGCGGTAAATTTCTTCCTCTAATGGCAGAAGATATACACCGGCAGCAAGTAGGTGTCGTGGTGTTCGCGGTTGTATCATCCGTGGAGAAGTCAAGACCATGTCCTCGTACATCTGAAATTCATCAGACGATTTAGACATGTACTTCTCACACTTCGTGAATGACGCAAGTTGAGCATCTTTCTTTGTCACGTCCCGTTCCAAGAGACTAGCATAGGCTCTCTCATAAACTTGGCGCTTGCGACCAGAGTAATGACCGATCATCCAATCATAGGATTTCGGCACTCTGGTGGTCGAGTGCAACCAGTTCTTGAGAAAATTCCCAGCGTACGACAGATGCTCAAACACATCGACTGTGGGTTTGGGACAGGATTGCCATTCTCCTTGTCGTTTAACCACAAACCCACGTTCAATGATCGCTTGCATCGCGACATCTACATTGTTGTCATATAATCCGTAATGCACTCCGGCCGCCATTTCGCCGAGCACTCCGAGTTTACGGATTCTATCCTTCGTTCCCACCCATCGCCTGACCTCAACCCATCCATCACTACCAAAACTGAAAAACCCATCCGCAGTGTAGATAGGCAACAGCTTGGCAGAGACGCCTTCGATCAGTGTTGGGCTGATGGAAAATCCTGGTCGTGGTTGACCTGGCGCTTCAACTCCTGATAGCGCGTGGATTTTTCCATCTCCGCAGCCGTGAGATCCCAGGCTGACGGAACAAAGATCAAAGAAATTGCAATGGGGAGGTCCCGGGCGATGTGCTGGGGACGATGGCCGTTTTGTTCCATTGCCTTACGGAGATAAGACCGAACAGCCAACCGATTGGCGGGAGTGTCTTTCGCGACACCAAATACCGCACGGGCAAGAGCAACCATCTCACCGATGAACTTGCCATAAGGGCAACGAGCATGTGCAGGAGAGAACGCCTCCGGATCATTAGCAATGGTCCAGTGGTCCTCAAACTTGCGCTCAACAAGCTCAGTGTTGGTGAGAGGATCACGCAGGTAGACTCCCGTGTTCTCTCTCAGCAGAGGGGACACCCAAGGCTTGTTCATCCAAGTCTTAAGGCGTCCGAACCATCTGCTGACAAAAAGAGGATCACCAGGTGCAGTATGCACTGCCACACCGGGTGACGGCTCGCCAAAGCCGGAAAACGCGTTGGCTGTACCAGCGAGAGGATCAACCTCCACGCTGGTGCCCACGCTAGACACCGACCAGGCGTCATCAACAAACCAATCGTGCGAGAGGGGAGCTGGGGACTCCCCCTCACGAACATTCATAGTTGGGTTCATCCTTTATGAGTCAAG